AACGTGCTCGGAGTGCGGATGAGGGGCTATCACGACTTCGGCGTGGCGCTCCAGGACCCGCGCGGCGGGCTGAAGAGCAAGGGCGAGGCGTAACGGCAGGCTTGAGGCCTGAGGCTTGAGACTTGAGGAACGGAGGGAACAGGGATGGCAACCGCAACCTACGTGCAGGCAGGTGGCAGCGTCGACTACACGCCGTCGAGCGACATCTCGGCCGGCGACGTGGTGGTGCAGGGCGAGCTGGTCGGCGTGGCGATGCTCGACATCGCGGCCAATGCGCTGGGCGCCCTGGCCGTGACCGGCGTCTTCGATTTCCCGAAGGCGAGCGGCGACGGCGGGATCGGCGCCGGCGCCAACTGCTACTGGGACGAGGCCGAGGGCGTCGCCAAGACCGACAGTGAGACCGGCGCCAACAAGCTGATCGGCAAGGCCGTCGCGGCGGCCGGCGACACCGACACAAAGGTGCGGGTGCGGATGAGTCAGTAGGAGGGGCGCAGTGACTGACGTGCTCCATCAGGGCCTCGACTGGCTCGAGGGGCAGCGCCGGGAGCACCTTTCCCGCACGGTTACCTACCGGCGCCGCGCGGACTCGGTGGAGGTAGCGGCCACGGTCGGCGAGACAGTGTTCCGCCTGACCGAGGACTACGGCGCGCAAGTGCGGGTGGTCAGGCGGGACTACCTGATCGCCGCCGATGACCTGGTCCTGGGTGGGCAGCAGGTTCTGCCCGAGCCCGGCGACCGCATCGAGGAGGCCGACGGCGACCGGGTATTCATCCACGAGGTCATGGGCCCCGGCGGAGGCGAGCCGGACTGGCGCTACAGCGACCCGTATCGGAAGACGCTCCGCATTCATGCCAAGCACGTGGCCACGGAGGCGGCGCAGTGAAACTGTCGAGCAAGCGTCTGATAGCCGCCGCCATCGAGTGCGTCGGGATAGTGGTGACGAGCGTCGGGATCGGCTGCGAGCTCTCCCTCGGCGGAGACATGTTCTTCGCATTGATCACCGGTGGGAGCTGCCTGGTGGCGGTCGGCGGGATGCTCTGGGCGAAGGTGAGGCTGTGACATGGCAGATACTCTGGATGCGCCTCACGCAGGCTTTGCGGAATTGAAGGCGCGCACATTGCCTCCCAAATCGACTGCCCGACTGGGGGGCGACTCCCAAAGCGATTCAGCCTACTTTGCCAAAAACACCGACGCACATGGAAGGCAACAGCAATGGCTTGCGCTCTTCGAAGGAAAGTTCCCGAAAGCCGGCGTCTCCCATCAGCTGCCGTATTTCGCGCGTGGGTATTCCGTGGTCTTCCTGAATGGGCTCACGGATGAACAGGCGCCCGTCGTCCTTCAGCGAGCGTGCCAGAGCTCGCACGATGTCCCTCCGACGTCGGGAATCTACCTCATGGAGCGCAAAGTGGATGACGACAGCATCGAAAGTGCCTTCACCAACGTCGACTTCCAGCACATCGCCGAGGACGAATTCGATGTTGTCGAATCGCCGGAGGCGCCGCCGGGCCACATTCACCCAGGGTTCGGAAGTGTCCAGACAGACCAGCCGTCCTCCCTTCGAGAGTCGCCGCGCGAGATAGCGGCTCAGGGCGCCCGAGCCGGAGCCGAACTCAAGCACTCTTTCGTCACCAGCCAGGTCCAGACTGTTGGCGTAGCGCTTGTAGAGAGGCCCCGCAACCCAGTGATGCATCAGAAGGTCACGCAGCTCGTCAAGACGACTGACTTTCGCAAAACCCCAGTGCACCCAGCCTGCCTCACGCAAGAATCCACCGGTAAACGATGGGGGGCAGGATAATGTCAAGAACCAGAACCGTCAAGCTCCTCTGCACAAGGTGAGGACGTGATGGCAACGATCACCGACATCGCGGACGCGGTGGTGGCCGAGCTCAACGATGCGAGCTTCAGCCGCGAGTTCACGGCGGCGCGTTCCTATCTGCCGCGGTTCGAGCTGCCGGAGATGGCCGAACTCCACGTGACGGTCGTGCCGCGCGGGCTGGCGATCACGACCGCAAGCCGTGCCGGCCACCGGCATGACTACCGCATCGACGTGGCCGTGCAGCGGAAGCTTCAGTCAACCGACGCGTCGGAGGTTGACGGGCTGATGGGCCTGATGGAGGAGGTCGCGGATCACTTCCGCGGCCGAACGCTCGACACGCCGCCGGCCGCCTGCGTGGCAGTTGAGAATGAGCCCGTCTACGTGGCCGAGCACATGGACGAGATGCGGCAGTTTACGAGCCTCATCACCATGACCTTCCGCACCTGGAGGTGACCGATGCTGACGGGTGCGATCGGCAAGGCGCTTCGGACGCCGCGATTCAACGTGAGCCTCCGGCCGCCCGGGTCAGGCTTCATCGGGATGCGCCTGTCGCAGGTCAAGGGCCTCTTCTTCAGCAATCCGCACGTGGCGAAGGCCGTGGACGAGCTCACCTACCACTACCTGCGCCATGCCGGAGGCTACATCCGCAAGGTCGCCCGCAGCTCGATGGAGAAGGCGAAGGGGCCGAGCGCGCCCGGGCGGCCTCCGCACCGCCACGTCGGCCTGCTGCACAGGTTCCTGTACTTCGCCTTCGACCCGGCGAACCGCTCCGTCGTGGTGGGGCCGACCCTGATCGGCAAGCGAAGCCCCTACGGCCCGGTCACGGTCCCCGAACTGCTCGAATACGGCGGCGCCGTGCAACGGAAGGCATGGGGCAAAAGGAGGGCCTATCGCTACCCGGAGCGCCCCTTCATGCAGCCGGCCTTCGAGCTCGCCCAGACGCCGGATAACCAGAGGAAGTTCTGGAAGGAAGCCGAGATGAAGGCCTTCTGGCGCAAGTCTGTCAGATAGGAGAAAGACCAATGCCGAAGCTTGGAAAAGACTGCAAGCTCTACCACTCGAGCACGCTGCTGGACGAGACCAACACGCCCTCCACGGTGACGTGGAACGAGATCAGCAACGTGCGGGACCTCACGCTGAGCCTGGAAACCGGTGAGGCGGACGTCACCACGCGGGCGAACAACGGCTGGCGCGCCACGCTCGCCACGCTGAAGGAAGGCTCCATCGAGTTCGAGATGATGTGGGAGACCGCCGACAGTGCCTTCACGGCGATCCAGGACGCCTACATGAACGGCACCGAGATCGCCCTGGCAGCGATGGACGGCGACATCTCCGCGTCTGGCTCCGAGGGCCTGGCCTCGAACTTCAGCGTCACCGCCTTCAGCCGCAGCGAGCCGCTCGAGGAGGGTGTCACGGTGAGCGTGACGGTCAAGCCATCGAGCCACACGCAGTGGTATGAGGTGAGCGGAGCCTGAAAGGGGCAGAGATCCGATGCAGACAGCCTCACTTGATCAGCACGTGCTCGACACCGAAGTGCCGTGCGGAACGCGCCAGGTTCTTATCGGCGGTGAGCAGCTCGAGGCCGTTCGAGAAGGCCGTCGCCAGATGCAGCGCATCCACGGTGCGCAGCGGAACTGCAAAGCGACCGAGCCAGTCCGCGGCAAGCAGGTACTCCTTCGTCTCGACGGGCACGATGCGATAGAGGCGCTCTTCCAGGTGCACCCGAAACTGAGAGAGCAGGCGCTCGGCCACCTTCAGGCCGAGCTCGCGCGTGCGCACCTTGATGGCCAGCGCGGAGCAGAACTCGACCTCGGTCAACGGGCTGATCGTGGGCGCATCAGCCCCACGGATGAGATTCTCGGCCGTCGCGCTCAGGGGCTCCGGGCAATAGTAGGCGACGAGGACGCTCGTATCGATATAAGCCATCAATACCGCTCCTCGGCGCGCATGTCGATGACGGTCTGGGACAGGGGCTTCCCCTTGACCCTGATCGACGCCCGGAACTCTGCAAGATCCGGCAGCGGCTTCGCGGGTTCCTGCGCGGCCGGCACGATGCGGGCCACTTCCTTGCCGCGCCGGGTGATGGTGACCGACTCGCCACGCTCGGCCGCGCGCACCAGTTCGCTGAGGCGCTTTCGCGCTTCCGACAACCCGACCGGGTCCATGACTGGCCTCCTGAACGTTACATCTCAATTGTACATAAATCGCGCCCTGTGTCAATGGGAAAGGCGAGGCACATGAGCGCGTTCAACGACAACGCGGGACGGACGTGGACGGTCGCGGTCAACGTGGATGCCATCAAGCGTGTGCGCAGCCTGCTGGGCGTGGACCTGATGGACGCGGTCGGCGGCGAGCTGCTCGAGCGCCTGATTGCTGACCCGGTGCTCCTCTGCGACGTGATCTATGCGCTCTGCAAGCCCGAGGCTGACGCTCGAAGCGTGAGCGACGAGGAGTTCGGGCGGGCGATGGGGGGCGACGCGGTCGAGGCGGCCACGGCGGCGCTGCTGGAGGAGCTGACGGATTTTTTCCCGAGCCGGAGGCGCCGCCTCCTGAAGCGGGCGATGGAGAAGATGGATCAGCTCCAGGAGCTGGCGCTTCAGGCGGCCGAAGCGAGGCTGGAGAGCGGGGAGTTCGAGGAGAGGCTCCGGGCGGAGCTCGAGTCTGGCGGCTCGTCTATGAGCTCGCCGGGATCGCCGGGCTCGCCCCAGGCCCCTTGACGCTGCGGGAGCTGCTCTGGATGGCAGAGGCGCGGGCAAAGGAACGCTGGGCGCACACGAGCTCGCTGATGGCGCTGATTGCGAACGCCCACCGCGACCCGAACAAGGGCCGGGCCTTCAGGCCCGACGACTTCAACCCGTACGCAGCGAGGCGTAAGACGGGGATACCGGTAAGGGCCGACAGCATCGGCCTTCTCAAGCAACTGGTCAAAGGAGAAAAGCGGTGAGACGCGCGATAGCCACTACTATCACGTTCTGGTTGGTGATCCTGGCGCTGGGGTGTGCATCGGAGCGGTCCCGGCTGCTGGCCGCTACGGATGCCTACGCAACGACACTTGAGGTGCTGGCGGACGCCAGACGGGCCGGTCTGATCGATGATCAGGCGGCCGCTGAGATCGAGCGCTGGCGCGTGGCCGCGAGGGCCGCCCTGGACGCCTGGCGATCGGCCGTGGAGACAGGACAGCCGCCCGAGGGCGCCATCCAGCGCTTCAATGATGCCATGCAGGTGCTGACCGAAGCCGCGCTTGACGCGAAAAGGAGACGAGAACGTGAAGACGAATGAACTGCTGTTGCTGATAAGGGTGCTATCGGAGCTGGTCGCGCTGCTGGACCATGCCGTTCGGCGTGGCGAACCGGTCACAAAGAAGGCCCTGGCCGATGCATTTCTGGCGGCCGATGCGGCCGAACGCAAATGGCAGGAGGCGTTGAAAGATGAGCAGTGAGGTAAAACCACCAGCCGCCATTGCGAAGTGGCTCGACGGGAAGCGGACCTACCTGATGGCGGCGACGATCCTGGTCTGCGGGATCCTCGCGGCCTACGGCATCGAGATACCCGAGTACGTATGGGCGGCATTGGCCGCTCTCGGGCTGGGCTTCCTCAGGGCAGCGGTCAAGAAGGCGGAGATGTGAATGCCGCGCACGGGGGCCATAAGGGCAGGACGCGCCTTCGTCGAGCTTTTCGCCGACGACTCGAAGCTCGTCCGGGGACTCAAGAGGGCCCAGCTTCGCCTGAGGAAGTTCGGCGCCAGTGTCCGGGCCATCGGACTCAGGATGCTCGCCCTTTCGGGCGCTGCGGCCGGCCCGATGGTCTTCGGCGTCCGCGAGGCCGCTCGCTTTGAGGAGCAGATGGGCAAGGTAGCCACCATGGTCGACGACGCCGGCAGGCACATGGGCCGCCTCCGCAAGGCCGTGGCCAGGATGGCCGCGGAGTTCGGAGAGAGCTCGCAGACCCTGAGCGACGGCCTCTACGACATCCTGAGCGCACAGATACCTCTCAACCGCGCCCTCGACGTCCTCCGCGAGGGCACAAAGGCGGCGGTGGGCGGCTTCACGGACGCGAAGACCTCGATCAGCGCCCTGATCACCCTGCTCTACGCCTACGGCGACCAGCTGAAGAGCGTATCGGACGCCTCGGACTTCCTGTTCTCGGTGGTCAAGCGAGGGCGGCTCACCTACGAGGACCTGTCAGAAAACCTCGGCAAGGTCGCCCCGATAGCCGCCGCGGCGGGCGTGAAGCTCGAGGACCTCGGCGCCGCCCTGGCACTGGTCACGCGTGGCATGCCAAACGTCGAGCGAGCCACCATCGCCCTGGCCAACGTCATCGAGACCTTCCTGAAAAACACCGATGACGCGCAGGCGGTCGCCCGCCGGCTCGGCATCGAGATGAGCGCCGCCGGCCTTCGCTCACAGGGCCTGCTCTACGTCATGCGTCAGCTCGCAAAGGTCGATCCCGACACCGTGGCGCGGATATTCCCCCGACGCCGGGCGCTTCGCGGCCTGGTCATAGCGGTCCAGCACGTCAGGGACCTTGGCGTCGACATAGACGCCATGCGCAACCGTGCCGGCCAGGCTGAGATCGCCTACCGTAAGCTGGCGCATACGCCGACGCGCGAGTTCAGGCGGTTCATGGCGGTCGTCAGGGGGGCAGCCCGGGCCATCGGCGAGGCCCTCCTGCCCGCACTGATGCCGCTCCTGGGCAACCTGAAGAAGGTGGTCGGCGCCGTCGGCGACTGGGTCAGGGCCAACGGAAAGGCCATCGTGCTGATGGCAAGACTCGTCGCAGGTGTAGGGGCAGCCGGAGTCGTCCTGATCGGCCTTGGCACGGCGCTCAGGTTTCTGGCCTTCGGCCTCGGCGGCCTGACCGGCCTGCTGCGCGTGGTCCACTTCGGGCTGGGCAGCCTGGTCACCGTTTTCAGTGCGCTGCTCTCGCCCGTGGGCCTCGTGACTGCGGCGGTGGTGGCGCTCGGCGCCTGCATCCTGCACGCGACCGGAGCGGGAGGGAAGGCGCTCCGATGGCTCGGCGAGAAGTTCGCGGCGCTCAAGGAAGACGCGCTCAAGGCACTCGGCGGGATCAAGGACGCCCTTGCGGCGGGTGACATCGGCCTGGCAGCGCGTGTCCTCTGGCTCACGCTCAAGATGGAATGGCAGAAGGGCATCCGGCCGCTCAGGCTGGTGTGGGAGAAACTCGTCTTCGGCTTCAAGGCCGCCTTCGAGATCGCAGTGCACAGGATCGAGCAGGCGTGGCTCGGCCTGACCTATGGCCTCAAGAGGGCGTGGACGGAGTTCTCGAGCTGGTGGAAGACCACGCAGACGAAGCTCTCCGGCTGGTTCGCCAGGCGGATGCTGGAGGTGCAGGGCCTCTTCGACGAGACGCTCGACGTCGAGTTCGCCAAGCGCCAGGTGGACATCTCCATCCGGGCGGAGGTCGTGGGCCTCGACCGCGAGAAGGCCGCGAAGATCGGGGCGCTGAAGGACGAGCAGCGCGTCGCAGAACAACTGGCGCGGGAAGATCACGAAAGGCGCCTGGCGCAGATCAGCGACCAGTATGACGCCCGCATCGCAGCCGCCGAAGAGGCTCTGGCGAAGGCACGGAAGGAATGGCAGCAGGCCATCGAGGCGGCCGGGCGGAAGGGCGAAGCGGCCGCCGAAGGGACCTCCGAGGCCCCCCTAGAGGGCTTGGCCGATCAATTGAAAGCGCAGCTCGGCGGAATGGGCGCACTGCTGGACCGGGCCATCAGCGTGCGAGGCACCTTTGCAGCGACCGCAGTCTGGGGGCTCGGCACCGGAAACGCGATGGATCGGACGGCTCGAGCCACCGAAGAGACGGCGAAAAACACCCGCAGAATGCTGGAGATGAACCCCGCATTCACCTGAGGTGGCCATGTCGGTTATCGTTGAGGAAAAGCTGGAGAGCCGCGAGCTGTCCGCGGGCGACAGCGCCTCCGCCGAACTGCTCTATACGA